CTTCGTAACTTGTGTCTGCCATAATTGTTTAGGAATAACGTAACCAAAGAGTTGATGAGTATGCTACAGTTGTGTTGACTGTGATTGAACCAAGGTTCACGTTCACCGCCACGTTACCAGCAACTGATAAATCGTCTGTTGCAATAGTACCAGTACTACCAGTTATATTAAGATCATCAGTGGCAAGGTTTACACTACCACCCACGCCTTTATTATCAAGAGAAACTGATGCATTGATATTTACTTTGTCATCATTACCATAGTTTGATCGTGGGTTTGCTTGGTTCACTGATAATGTCTTACCACCCTGCAGGTTACCAGATACGTTCACGTTGGTGTTACCTTGAATATTACCACCTTGTAAGTTTCCTGATACATCACCCTGAATATTTCCAGAAATATTCGCTGTCCTATCACCTTGGACATTACCACCTTGCAGTGATCCTGACCCTGCTGCTGAACCACCGACTGAACCTGAGTTTGTCAGTGCAGCACCTGAGTCATAACCCATACATCTCCAGTTTCCTGAAGGTGTGGTATTATGAACACGACCTGTTGCATCTGAAAATCGGAGACTTGAACCTGCTAATGTAGCACCTGGTGCATATTGTGTGTTACCACTCGCCTGTTGCATGAAAGCATAACTTCCAACCGTACCGACGTTTGCATTAGCATTCAATGTACTATATGTAACTGACGCTGTGTTGATAGAGTTAAGTCTGCCACTACTGTCAATGTTGATAACGGGGATGGCATTGCCAGATCCATAGTTTCCTGACGAAACATCCGTCGTCACATTTAGGTTGGCAGCATTACCGTGAAAAGCCATTGATTACCGATCTCCTTCTTGGTTATTTATAAGTTTATACTTGTTGTAATAAGAAGCGATACTTCTTACCAGAACGTTTGTTGAAGAGGAAAAGATCATCCTCACCCTCTTGGATTTGGTAATGACCCCAAGTTCCATCAACTTCATTTCCTCCAAGATGCTCATTAGAAAGGTGAAGGTCACCAGTTCTTATGTTATCACCGTAGATATTTGACCATCTTACTGAGTTTGAACCCAAGTTATAAGTTGAGTCTGATTGTGGTACGATAGTTCTTGCTGTAAGTGTTGCTGTCATTGTGTCAGCAGTGTCTGACCTGAGGAATGATCCAGAACTTACACCGTCAAGAGTATCAGCATCTAGTCCTGATCCAGAACCATCTACTGTCTTGATCAATGTCAAGATCTCTGATGCTGTCTGGTCTGCAGTAGCACCTGACTCAATACCATCGAGTTTACTGTGATCAGCATTAGTGAAGTTATTGTCTGTCTGTGACGCTACAGAGAAGTCTAATGTACCATCACCATCTTGATATGTTACTGTAATACCAGATTCAGAGTTGCTACTTACCATAGCACCCACGATATCTTGCACTGACTCAACAGATCTCTGAGAAGTTATGTAACCTGCTCCGTTTGTCAACTGATTGTTATTAGTGACATTGGTTGCACCAGAAGCAATACCGTCAAGTTTACTCTTAAGAGTATTGGTAAAATTATTATCCGTTTGAGATGCAACAGAGAAGTCTAACGTACCATCACCATCTTGATATGTTACTGTAATACCAGATTCAGTATTACTTGAGACCATCGCTCCTACTATGTCCTGAACCTGCTCGTTTGATAACTGTGTGTTAGCAGTGACATAGCCAGCACCGTTTGTAATGTTAGCATTGTTCAGTGCTATATTTGCCGATCCATCGAATGATACACCTGCAATAGTCCTTGCTGTAGCAAGTTTGGTTGCAGTAGCAGCGTTGCCTGTTGTGGATCCTGAAGATCCAGATACATTACCAGTGACGTTTCCTGTCAATGCACCCACAAATGTGGTGGTTGTTAGTGTGTTAGAACTTGGATTATACGATAACCCTGTATCGGATTCTAACCCTTGAGTTCCAGTGGCACCATCCACAAATACAGGATAGACGGTCTCGTTTGTGCTATTGTTAGCAGTGATGGTTGAGTTCGCTGCAAGTGTGGCAGTAGCAGAGTTTCCTGAACATGCTGCTGATGTGCCTGAACTTGTGATATACCCTGCACCATTGGTGATTGCATTATTGTTCAGTGATATGTTTGCTGATCCATCAAACGACACACCTGCGATAGTTCTAGCGTTCGCTAGTTTTGTAGCAGTTGCAGAGTTACCAGTGCATGACCCTGATGACCCTGATGTGTTACCAGTGACATTACCAGTTAGATTACCAACAAATGCTCCTGATGAAAGTGTGATACCAGCAGCAGCAAAAGTTGCAAGTGTTGACCCGTCAATCGTTGCTACAATGCTACCTGTACCACTGTCATCCACACTCATACTTGTGTTGCCTTCAGTGATCTGAGTGGCATCTATGTCAACTGAAGCAGTGGACAGTGCTGTTATCTGACCCTGTGCGTTTACAGTGATGATTGGTATGGCACTGGCGGATCCATAACTTGCAGCAGATACTCCCGTATTAGCTAATTTGCTGCTCGCAATAGAACCTGCTAATTGAGCATTAGTTATGGTACCACTTAGACTACTTGTAGGATAATTGGTAGCATCAGAAAGATCAAACGCTGGTGTTGCATCTGATCCACCCAATGATAGTGATACACCACCATAAGATACACTGGAATTAGATAACTTAGCATTTCCAATTGAACCTGCTAATTTACTCGCTGCAATAGAACCTGCTAGTTGAGCATTGGTTATGGTACCACTAAGACTACTTGTAGGATAATTTGTGGCATCACTCAAATTGAATGCTGGAGTGGCATCTGTTCCACCTAGTGTCAATGTAACACCACCCACACTCATGGTTGAGTTCGCTAGATATGCGTTACCAATCGCTGTACCCTGCCACACACCAGTGGATATAGTACCAAGACTTGTAAGTGATGATCCAGTTACACTAGATCCAAGTGTAGTTGCACTTAGAACTGATGTGTTATCAATCTTATAAACCTTGCCATCAGCCAGGTTCATATTTTCTGATGATCCGAAATTATCACCTGTTGCTTCAAATTGGAAGGTCTTATCACCATCACCTGAGTCTATGGTAATACCTCCACCATCTGCAGCAGAATCATCTGCAGCACCAGTGGCGACCTGAATATTTTTGTCTGCAATATTGACTGTTGTAGCATTCACAGTGGTAGTGGTGCCGTTCACAGTCAAATTTCCTGAAACTGCTAGGTTGTCAGCAACAGTTGTGGTACCACCTGCAGAGTCTATCGTAAGATTACCTGATGAAGTTGTGACTGTATTTCCATCCAGCGTTAAATTATCGACAGTTGCTGCACCTGAAACTGTCAAAGTGCCAGTAAATGCATCACTGGTGTCTGATCGTAAGAAGGATGCTGAACTTATACCATCAAGAGTGTCTGCATCTAATCCTGAACCAGATCCATCAACGGTTTTGATTAGTGTGAGTATCTCACTTGCAGTCTGATCTGCTGTAGCACCTGCTTCAATACCATCGAGTTTTGAGTGATCAGCTGTGGTAAAATTCTCATCTGTCTGTGATGCTACAGCGAAGTCTATCGTACCATCACTATCTTGGTATGTTACGGTAATACCTGATTCAGTATTACTTGATAACATGGCACCCACGATATCCTGAATCTCTTCTGATGTCTGATCTGCGGTGGCACCTGACTCTATTGCATTGAGTTTTGATAATAAGGCATCGGTGAATGCATTGGTGTCACTATTGTTCTCATATGCTGTCTTGATCTCTGCATCAGATTGATCTGCTGTTGCACCTGCTTCAATACCATCCAGTTTTGCGTGGTCTGCAGTCGTAAAGTTTTCATCAGTTTGAGATGCTACAGCGAAGTCTATCGTACCATCAGCATCTTGATATGTTACCGTAATACCTGACTCAGTGTTACCCGTAAGCATGGCACCCACGATATCCTGAATCTCTTCATCAGTTTGATCTGCTGTTGCACCTGCTTCAATACCATCAAGTTTAGCGTGGTCTGCTGTAGTGAAGTTTTCATCTGTCTGTGATGCCACAGCGAAGTCTATGGTACCATCAGCATCTTGATATGTTACTGTAATACCAGATTCAGTATTACCACTGAGCATAGCTCCAACAATGTCCTGAATTTCTTCATCAGTTTGATCTGCTGTAGCGTTTGCCTCGATGCCATTGAGTTTTGTGTGGTCGGCATCGGTGAACACGTTACTATCACTAGCATCCTCAACTAAAGTTCTTATCTCAGCAGCAGTTTGATCGGCTGTTGCACTCGTCTCAATACCTGAGAGTTTTGTTGCCAGAGCGTCAGTGAATGCATTAGTATCTGATTGTGCTTCATATAATGACTTGATCTCAGCACCTGTCTGATCTGCTGTTGCACCTGCTTCAATACCGTCCAGCTTTGAATGGTCTGCTGTTGTGAAATTTTCGTCAGTTTGTGATGCAACTGTGAAGTCTATCGTACCATCACCGTCTTGGTATGTTACTGTGATTCCTGATTCGGTATTACCTGTGAGCATGGCACCCACAATATCCTGAATCTCTTCATCAGTTTGATCTGCGGTTGCATTTGACTCGATTCCGTCAAGTTTTGAGTGGTCTGCATCGGTGAATACATTACTGTCAGATGCACTATCCACGAGTGTTCTTATTTCGGCAGCAGTCTGATCTGCAGTTGCAGCAGACTCAATCCCATCTAATTTTGTACCATCGGAAGCTACGTCTCTACCATCCACTGTACCAGATACAGTTATATTGCCCGTAACGTCGATGCCAGCAGTAAAATCATGATTACCTGTAGATGTAATCGGACCGTTGCTTGCCACTGCGACTGACGCTGACCCATTCTCTATGGTGGTGCTATCAATGGCAGTGGTGGACGTATTTGTTACCTGACCTTGAGCGTTTATTGTTAGAATAGGTATGGCAGTTGATGATCCAACTGTGCCTGCTGACACACCTGTGTCTGCTAACTTAGCACTCGCAATAGACCCTGCCAATTGTGCATTGGTTATAGTACCAACCAGTGATGATGTAGGATAATCTGTAGCATCACTCAAGTTGAATGCTGGTGTATTGTTTGCACCACCTAATGACAGTGACACTCCACCAAACGAAACTGTAGCGTTTGCTAATTGTGAGTTTGCTATCGTACCACTTAGACTACTGGTAGGATAATTTGTGGCATCACTCAAATTGAACGCTGGAGTGGCATCTGCTGCTCCAAGTGCTACTGTAACACCACCTAACGATATTGTACTATTTGCTAAATTACTATTTGCTATCGCTGTAGATAGCACTGTTGTTCCATCTACTGTAATATTTCCATGTATTCTTACGTCAGACGCAAAGGTCGAGACACCAACAAACGTCGATATTCCACTGATGGTCTGAGTTAGTCCACCAACCTTGGATAAAACTCTTCCTCTTGACATAACGGGTATTTAGAAATCCTAATCTTTTATATTTATACTTCGGTTAGGCTGATTTTGTATTTTTTACCCGATATATTGTTCAGCATGTAGATATCCTCCTCACCCTCTTGCAATGTCCAACTACCTGATGTTCCATCTACCTCATTCACTCTTTTACCTACATTTGAAAAATGCATATCAGCACAGTAGAAATCAGAAGCGTATATTTCATTTAGTGCTACAGTGCTTGAACCAATGCTTCTAAGACCATTCACATCGGGTATCATATTTCCCTTCAAGGTTATATTAGTGACAGTGACATCAGGATCTCCTGTCAATCCAGTGCATGAACCGTTGAAAGCTGATGCTGTCAACGTATTGGTTGACGGATTGTATTTTAGACTGCTATCACTTCTCAATCTCTCACCACTTCCACCTGCAGTATCAACAAATGTTATAAAGTGATCGGCAGCAGTGGAGTCAGTTGCTGTAATATCTATAAATGCTGTTACTACATCAGTAAGTGCCGAACCATCTAAAGCAGGCAGAGCACCTGAAAGATCACTTGACGATAGACCACCACTAAATGATGATGCCGATAATGCACCTGTTGCAGCATTAAATGTCAAAGCGGTGCTTGACTTTGCTGCTTGCTCACCCGTCGCACTGCCTACAAACAATATATTAGTTGTGGTATCAGTGGTGTCTGCTGCTACAGTAACCAATGTAGACGCACCAGTGACTGTTCCTGTGAGATTACCTGTTACATTGCCTTGAAGATTACCAGTGACATTACCAGTCAAATCTCCTGTAAATGTACCTGCGATTGCACCTGTGCCTGTAATAGTAGGCGAGGTCAATGTTTTGTTAGCAAGAGTCTGTGTGCCCGTGTCTGAAACAAGGGTCGCATCGCTATTACCAATTACTGAACCACCTGGTAAAGTTAGTTTATTTGTTGCCCCAACACTATGATCAGCAGCAGTAATTATTTGACCATGAGAGTTCACATGGCAATTTAATTGTATTTGTCCTTCAATTGATGAATTGTCACCTCTGACCTCAAGTATTTGAGTGGCAGGGTCAACCTCTAAATTACCAGATGAAGAACTAATATTACCTGTCAAATTACCCGTCACATTTCCTGTCACATTACCAGTGACATCACCTGTCAAATCTCCCTCAACATCTCCTGTGATATCTCCTGTCACATTACCAGTGACATTACCAGTCACATTTCCAGTAAGATTACCGTCAAACACTGGTGCAGATGCAATACCACTGACACTCAAATGCTCAACATAAAAAGGAGAATCAGGAGCTAGTGATCCTATGCCAGAAGAGACTGAAGTAAATGTAAGTCCTACACCAAGTCTTATTACATTGATTTCATCAACTAACTCAAATCCCTGTGCGTCCTCAAACTTTATACTAGAGTCAGCGATAGAGAATATTGATGTGATACCTGATGCATGTTGTCCTACAGGCAATTCCATAACTGACAAACCTGCACCGACTCTTACCGTAGTTACTCCGCTACTTACAGTAAATTCATTTGCATCTGAAAAATCTAATGTATTTTTATTGATTATTACAGTGGCAATACCAACTTGAATCGTGCCACCTATACCTGTATTTTCTTTCGCTTCTGTTACAACAACACCATTTCCCTGAAAATTTAATGTGGTTGTTGACCCTGCAAAACCAACTGGTGTTACTCCTTGATCTTGTACGGTGAAACCAAATGCTGATCCACCACCTGTACCTGAAGGTGGTGCTGCCCAGAATCTCTCTCCATTTGTATTAGCATATAATATAAACTCATTGTTATTTGGCAAACCTAAATTAGGTTCTGCCTCTTCCAGACCAAGAAAGGACGGGAATCCATTTGTTTGATTTCTGAATGTAGATAAACCAGCATAACTGGTTACACCGACTCTGCCTGAAAGTAGTCTTCCCATTTTACTTAGCGTTCTCCAGTATGCTAACTATGCATTTTTGTGTGTTCAAGAAATCACCTTGAATCTTGAGCACGTCACCTGTTTCTAATACTAATCTTCCATCTAAGAATGACATGGCATCCTGATGGGGTATACGTCCTAATTCAATTATAGGAGTATCAACTGAATCTCTACTGTGATATACACTGAATGATGTCACAGATGAACTCGTACCCACGTTTGCTACGTTGCCATAGATGACTAGCGATGAAACACCAGGTGGACATGTGTATATGCCGACCTTTGATGTGGTCAGTGTATGAGTTACAGTCTTGAATTTATTTAATGGAATCGCAGCCATTTAGAATTGTCCTCCGAGAGCGATAATAAGTGGAGTCATTTGAGCTTGGATGCTCTTCTTGAAAGCATCACCAGAAATGTCACCTGTCTGTTGATTGATGGTGAAATTGTCACCAACTTTCAGGTTACCTCTCTCATCCGTAGATGTATAGACAACCTTACCACCTTGCTCAGATATTGCTTGGTTTTCTGGTATTGCTACACCACCCTTACTTGGACGTGATGTATTGATGTCTATACCAGAACCTACATGTTCAAAAGTATATGATGAAGCAAGGATCAATGACTGTCTGGCGAACGGGACAGTCGAACCAACACCGACTGCGTTTGGTAACGTCTGGTCGATGGTGATTGTGGAGACACCAGCTGTAACAGGTGTCGCACTATTTATAGTATAATAGACGGGTGCCATAGTAGGACTCGCCTCTGCTGTAGTTCCTGAAGTTGGATCAGCTATTGTTACCGTCGGTGCTCCACGATATTGTGATCCTGATGATGTTACTTCAATTGAAGTTATACTACCAAAACCATTCACAACAGCAACACCTTCGGCACCTCTTCCACCTGGACCTGTAGGAGATGCTATGGTAACAAGTGGTGGATTTGAACTCGTATATCCTGTACCTGCGTTGGTGACGGTGAAACTACTTACCTCATTGAATAATTCACCTAGGTAGAATGCCTGACCTGTGAAAGGTCTACTTGTTAAACTTCCAACTGTAATAGTATTATCTTCTGTTATCCCTGCCACCGCTACAGCACCTGTTTGATTTACTGTGCCAACACCTGAAGCAACCAATCCCCTTGTTCCAAATGAAGCGTTTGAATTATTGACATCGCACTGACCTCCCGATACAGCAGTGATACCAGTCACATTACAGATAGTAAATATAGAAACTAATTGAGCATAAGCATTGTTGCTTATAGTAACACCAATGCCACCTTGATTATACTGTGTATATGAATCAACGTTCATTGATTTCAAACCTTCAACATGAGATCCATCTACCTTCAAACCTTGACTATTTGGTATGAAGTTTGTACAGTTTCTTATGTAAGGTGATTGTGTAATGATACCTGCTGAACCGTCGGGTGGGAAAGCAATGATAGCACCTGTATTTGCAGCACCTACAAATGATAGATTCTGGAACAGTGTACCATTCTTAGCATGAAATAGATCTACACCAGTATTTGATGGAGTTATCTGTGTCTGTCTTAGATCATCACCATCAATAGTAACATTGTTTGGTACTATAACTGGGTTATTTTCAGTATATAAACCAGCAGCAACTCTTATCGTATCACCTGTCTGTGCCATGGTACATGCAGCACCAATTGTCCGTTTCGCTGTCTTCAGGGTAAATCCATCAAAACCATCATCACCATCTTCATTTACATGTATAATATTGGTAACACTGGCACCTGCACCAACCCACAATAATTCACCCGTATCACTCGCTGCTAAAATACTTTTAGCAACACCAACTGCACCTGAAGAATCAAGGAATGTGCCACCTATTTGTACAAAACCATTACTACTATCACCTGGTGCTCTTGCAACTTGTAAAAGATATTCGGGGAGTGTACTTCCTATGCCTACACGTTTATTTGTAGGATCAAAAACAAAATTGTCAGCACCCTGAAATTTACCATTAGATGCTTTCTTAAATTGTATAGAATTGTTAGCGTCAGAAGCGAGAGTAAATATTTCTGCCTCTGATGACCAAGATACACCTGTGCCTGAACCTGATGATATTATAACTTGTCCGTCAGTGCCTGCCCCCTCTGCATTATCCTTAATTGCACCACCAAATAGTGCGTCACCTCTAACATCTAAACCATTTGCAGGTTGTGTGCTTCCTATACCAACCTGACCTGCTGCCACTATGCCATCAAAGTTGGCAGTTGTTGCTACATCAAGACCGAATTTGGCATCAGTTTTACCAATACCAGTTTTATTCGTTTGAGCATCAACAACCAGAGCGTCATCACCGACCTCCAGTCCTTTTTCGACAGCAAACTTCTTATTTACTGATGCCATTTACCAGTGCACTCCTAAGTATTTGTATTTATCAACTGACACGCATGATATAGGCGATTGCATAATATGGAGGAAGGTTTTTACCAGTAACACTTTCCGAACCTGCAGGTGCTGAAGCAGTCAATGATAGACTTCCACTCTGACCAATCTGGTCACCAGATGTAGAACCAGGTGTGGAGTTATTCGCTGCAAAGTCCTGAGTACCACTGCTATCTAAAATGTAACCACCTGCTGCGTCAGCAAGAACAGCACCACTTGTTTGAGTAGAATGTCTCACTGGGTGACCGTGACTACCACCCGTAGCAGTGTGAGTGTGTGTTGGTACGATAGAGTCTGCACTACCACCAGTGCTATCATCAGCGTACGCAGAACCACGACCAACGACAAATCTATCAACCAGGTTTGGTGCCCCTGCTGCTTGTGCTGCTGCTGAGTTATTACATAAAACCCAATTGGTTGGTACGTTACCGTCTGAACCAGACCACATTATAATACCACCGATAGGAACAACTCCATTTCCAACAAAATCACCAGCAGTTACAGTTCCTGTGATGTTAGCGTCATCAGTTGAGGTAAGTTGCTCTGCTGTAACCGTTCCCGATGCAGTGACACTTGTTGCGGTTACACTGCTTGAAGCAATAAGGTTTGTGCTATTTACATTTCCACCAGATGTGATATTATTACATGTAATATCAGTCGTGTCAATTGATCCTGAGGTTGATATACCAGTTACGTTTAGATTTCGACTTATGATAGCATCGAATCCCACATTGATATTATTGGTGACTGATAATGTATTTGATGTCAGTGTCGCTCCAGCAAATGTGAGAGCTGAACTATCTTGCAATTCACCACTTGTACCTATGGTAACAACACGTCCTGAAGTAAGATCATCCACCTTCAAACTTGTAATGCTTACATTACCAGTGACACTCATTACCTCACCATTATCGGCAAAGGTTTGACCAACCGCAACTCTGTCGAATACATGGTGCTCACTACCATTCTCTACTGATACAGAACCAAAACGTTGCCACTTCTCTGTTCCTGTCTCATTTGTTTGAACCCAACCGACATATCCCCCTCTGTTTACACTGGTTGCAAACAAAATATTATCACCAGTTTGTGATGATGGAGGTTCTGTCTCTTGAACACCAACAAATACCTGTTTACCTATGGCACCAGTCCGATTTCCTCTTAGTTTGAGGTCAATAACATCAGTATTTGAATTACTGTAGAAGTTCTGATTGACAGTGAGGTTGTCAAATGATGCTACAGTTGGAAGTTGTGCTGTTGGAGCTGACACTGAGGTAGTATCAAATTCATCAATAGTTGATACCTCCTCACCAGTAAGAGCATCAATTTTCTTTCGCCCAATAAAGAATTCACCCTTGTCATTCATGGCGGTGTATACCACTAATCCACCACGTGTTTGTTCTGACTGTGCTAATATTTGCTCATCATTATCAAGTACTCTGTCTTGAACCTGTGGCATCGCAGTTGAGTAGTTACCTGGTCCAAAACCAACATACTCAAATGTGTGTCCTGACGCTCTTATCAACGAGTTTCTTCTAGTTTCTACTGGTATAACCTTGATTTTGACTGCTGCTACATTTTTAGCATGAGATGTAGCGTTTGTACCAAGAGCACCTCTTAGAATTTTTGTTCTATTTTTATCAGTGATCCTAACGATTTCATCTTCAATCTGTAAATAATCACCTCTTTTGAGCATACTTCTGTCTGCCAAGTTGATTGAAGCAGATGTAGCAGTGACAGCACTATTCAATTCAGTGGTAAATCCACCGTAAATTGGCATAGTTTGATTGAATCCTTTTGCACTGATACCAGATCCATGTGCTATAGCAGCAGCACCTGAGAATGCAGGTTGTGATGCTGTCCTTCCTATGTTGACAGTAAGTGAAGAACCATATCCAATTCTATCAGTAATAGTATGTGTGCCATTATAAACTGAGTTTGCACCACTAATAATGATCTCATCTCCTCTACGTAGACCTATGTCAGAATGTAAAGTGACGGTTGCTATACCACTAATTCTATCGTGAAGTATATTAGTGACCTGTGTAGACACACCGACATGATATATAAATCCACCAGATTCAGAGAAATTATTGTCCGCAGAACCTCCAAACTTGATCTGTTTGGAATCGTCTATGTTTGTTATCTTATGAACACCATTATAGGAATCACTTCCAACTCCTATAACCTGTATTATATCACCCTTCGCATTGTTAATTGTACCTACAGTAAGGGCACAGTCTGTGGTAGATCCTGATGGTCTAAAAGGCACACCTTGTATCTGAAGTATATCCCCAACCTCATATGCTGAACCATAATTGTTGATGTCTACACTGGTTATGGTACCGCTTGAACCCACAGTGACATCAACTGTAGCACCTCTACCACTTCCTCCTTTTAATGGTATGTTGAAGTAAAACTCAGCATCACCACTACTTCTTCCATAACCCACACCACCAGTATTATTACTAAATCCTGTGATACCATTCAATCCATGATCCACTATAGTATCTAACGTTATTTGTCCAGTGTCATGACCACCACCTGTGACACCAATACCTAAGTTCGACTCTTGAATGAAACTGTGAACTAATTCCTTAGTGATACTATTTTTAGGATCATTTGTGATAACCTGTCCGATCTTTTCTCTCAAGGCATGAGATACTGCTGCTTCAGGATCAAAGTCTATATTATCTACATCTGTTTTTGGTCTAAGATTATTGATATTCTGAGCAAAGAAGTTTACAGTAGTAGAGAAGGGACTTACGTTAGGTTGTGATATGTAACCTAAAACTGTTAAATCATATATTCCGTCCTGTACATCTTTCTTGAACTCTTGTACCACCTCATTATTGAATACTTGATATGTCTTATTGAATTCTCTTTTTGTAAAAAACGGTGCAAAAGTTCTACCTGAACCAACAACAGACTGGTCATGTCTTGTATATGGAACATTAGCAGTAATAGTGCTGATACCACCAGGATTGGTGTTGATACCTATACTGAATATGGTGTCACCACTCACACCCGTGACTTCAAACAACCCATTGAATCCAGTATTATCTACACCGTTCTCATTATTGCTACTTCTGACTCTACTCACCTCAACCAAATTACCAACACTCAGTCTATGTGGACTTTGTGATGTTATGATACCAGAGTTACTACTTGAATCCCATGTGGCATCTATAATTGCATTATTGGTTCTTAGGTTTGAGACTGATGTAAGGTCGGTGTTATCATTTCTATAGAAAGTGTCATCAATGAGCGTCGCTGATTCTTGTAGTGAGAAACCATTTGTAGGTGCTGCTGCAGTAGTAGAGTCATCAGGCACTACGAATCTCACACGGTATATCTTCTCTAAGTCTTTTCTGGTATCGGGTGTTCTTACTATAAATGAATTATTTGTATCTACTGATACAACGCTTTGATTGGTAACAATCGCAGCACGTAATGAGTTTGCTGCACCAACATTTACATACCAACCGTTAGTTGTGTCATATTGAATTGGATGACCTGGTTCACCAGGTTCCTTCCCTTCTACTGTAGATACAACTCTTATCTTACCACCTAGATTGTTTATACCAGTAAGATTACTACCTGCGGTAGCATTGTTGAAAGTGGTTGCTATTTTTATCTGATCAGCCTGTAATCCAGATGTGATAGCAAAATAATCTCTGTCAGATACAATATTATCTGGTAAAGACCCTGAATCTGAATAGAATCTTATTTTCTCACCAGTATTGAATTTATGTACATCCTCAAGAGTTATCACATTACTGGTGATAGAATTGATACCAGAATTACTGCCTACAAATATCTCTTTCTTACCTGATGCCCATGTGTCAGTATCAGCAAGAGGTCCTGGCATAAGAATGTCAGCACCATATACTATATTTTGAATAGAGCAGAATAACTTATCTCCTATCTTATTACCTACAGTAAAACCACTTGCTGTCTTTACTGGAATAGTGTCCTTGACCTTGAAACCAGACAAATACAGTTGAGTGTCAGTCGATACACCGATAGTTGACTGAACATCTAACGCTATCCAGTTGACATCCTCTGTTTTATTAAATGTCTTTTTAGGTGGCACAATACCTGTGATATATGCCTTATCGTCCTTGATAAACGCTTGAGACTTGAATCCATCAGACTCAAGAGCAGTGTGTCCAAAGTTTGAGTTAGAGTTTGTAAGTGATATATCACCACCAGACTCAGTAACAAACTGCTTCGCATAACCCACAGCAAAACAAGATACAATCTGTAGCACAGAGTCTCTTGTAACCTTGATGTGGAAGTTCTCATACTCTGGTTTATACAGTGCCAGACCATCAGTGTGTAGGGTGACTGATGTACCAAGAGTTGCTTGGTCTTGCCATGTACCTGAAGTTTTGTTATATTTTACAAACGCATTGTCATCTTTCTGTAGTCCTATACCTGTGAACTGTGCACAGACCATAGATTTGAAACCAGTTGCCTTACTACCATCAGACAACATACCACACATTCCGAACACTGAACGTAGTGAGCAGTTGAATACGTATGGTGAGGCAGATGTAACACTATCACTCTCTACGATTACGATTGGAGCAAGACCTGTCAGTGATGGTGTAGCAGTGGATGGTGGAGCGACAGGAACAGTGTAAGTAAATGATGTTGTACTTAGAACCTGTGCAACCACATGACTACCATCATAATCATTGTTGTTTACGCCATTGATTATTATTGGTGTCTCTACATTGAGGTTATGTTCTGTCTTTGTGATAACTGTGACCACCGTGGTGGCAATAGCAGAGGACGCATCTGTACCAGAGAATATGTCCTGTATCTCAAGGTCACCAAGTCTAGATATCGCACCAACGATACGAGATTCATCAACAGTTTTTTGGAAGTCAGAATTTGCAGGGTAGTTAGGAAGTGCTCTACCACTATTTGTACCATAAGCAAGAGTCAACTTAGCATAATACATGTCTAAGTCAGTGTTACCCTTACCTTCTACAACGTTGTTACCATCAGCAAATTCAAAGCAAGTTAGTTTATGGTGTGAATAGTTTGGAGCATATACATTACTGGTGTAATCTTTAAAAATTCTGTCAGCAGGGTCACCATCAAATAAACTGAAGTTGAAGAAGAAACAACCACCAGTCACTCTGAATATTGCTGTTCTCTCTATATTGTCATTGTCTGGTTGCGGTATGAACTTTGGTCTTATCTTTGTCTTTCTAAGATCCATACCAATAATGGATGTACCTCTTGGTAATATAACTCCACCATGCACAGAGTTGAAATGATATAGTACATTGTCTGGATCTTGTATATCAAACTTAGTTCCAATAGATAACTCACTAATTGACGCAGCAGTACCATTTACATCAGTAACATTACCACTATCATCAATCACAAAACCTGGTCTATTATCAATATAGTGTGTGCCAGGTGACACCATTATTGTAGTTTTATCAAACCTATCGTTATCCTTACCTAACTGATATGAGAATCTAGCAGACTCTATCAGTGCTCTCTGTATAGTTTTGAACGGACGAGTTCTGGAATTACCAGTGTTGCTAACGTCATCTGTTGCATCAAGTTCCTCAGGGTTGACGTAAATTACATTACCCTGTACATTCTTTAGAAAATTTTCAAGTCTACTAAGTGGCATTACCTACCTTCTGACACCATTCCTTCAACTTATTTATACCCTATCAGATTCGTGGTATTCTCTGAACTAATGGCACTATGTCGGATTCAACCTTTTCAACTATTTGATCTATGATGTTTATATCAATATCCATAAAAGGAGGGGTGATACCCAACAATCTTAATAATCCATCGACAAACAATGCAAGTGTGGTGAAACCAAGTATCATGCTTATGATAGTAGCGTCACGATTGTGTTTCGCCATAGACTCTTCATCTATACGTCTTGCTTCATCTACAGCATCCTTGATGAGTTTATCAACTTCATTCTTGGTATAGAATTGACCTACAACTGGAACGTCGTGAAACTTTATGTCAGACAATGGTAGTTTTACTTTAGACATAGACCACCTTGATTGTGTCATCGATCTCCTCTGCTACTTTAGCGACTTCAAGAACTCTCATAAACTGATCAACGTCATCACACTCTATTTTTTTAATATCTGCCTCAGAACCATAGATTCTGAACCACTTACCAGATAGGCAGATTTCTAAGCGGTCAACGTATTGATCGGTAAACATAGTATTTGAAGTTTTATTTAGTATAGCACACCGATACTCAAAGTCAAATATCAGACAGGGGTTTCTCTTGTACTGCATAGACATTATAATATGCGTCAATAGGTCCACCTGCTGCATTTTTTATGATAATTTTACTACCATACTGAATTTCTGCAACATATAATTCTTGCCACACACCCTTTGGTGTCACATTTACTCTTATCGTCTCTGGTATAAGTTTACCCCAGTATTCTGGTAATTCTATAATTCCGTCAACTTTGACAACTCCATTAGTTGAGACAGACCCATTAATTTTTGGCATTAGATTCTAACATACTATACTATCTAGCAATTTTTATTATATAACAGTTTTGGTATTTTGACCAGTGTCATAATTAGGATCCTTAATATTTCTATCTTTATCAGAGGGATCAAGTTTGAGGTTGGGGTCAGGATAATCTTCCCATGTCTCACCTTCATACTCTACAATAAGTGGGTTTATATCATTTCTCTCACCATATACATGGTAAAAACAATCAATATCTGAATCAGATTCTAATACGATTTTTTCATTGTCAAATGACTTGACATAAATGTCTTCTTGTCTCCCGATAGGAGTGATCTGCACTGAAATGCTATCATTATACACCATGGACTTCCAGTAATCTGGTAATTCAATAGTGTCAGAGTCTTTCAATCTACCTCTATGATATATTGCTACCTCTGGACCTTCAACACATGCATATCTAAGTCTATATCCTTCTTTAGTAGGATGTTTTATATCAAAAGACTTACCTAATGCATCAGCAGTTCCAAATCTAGAGGCGAGTCTACCTTTATTGCCTCCATCAATTCTACCTGTCACCAATAAATCACCTTGTATAATTACAGCATTTGGGTAATTATCTCCAAAAGGATCTCCTGCAATCTCAACATCACCCTCCACACTAAGAGCTAGACCTTTTACCGCAGGTTTAAAATTTGTAAAACCAAATTGAGAAGTTCCTATGTTCACATTACCAAAGGCAGTATCACTATGCTCACCAAGAAACACAGGTCCGACTGCTGCAAGTGTACCCTCAAATTCTTTGTCACCATCTAAAGTTTCTTTTGATTGATCTTGTTTTCTTGGAAACTCAGGTCCTATGTAAACCTTCCCTGTAGAAAGGTCTCTCATTTCTGCCATACTAACCCTTTAGATTTTTTATTTGTTGATCTATATATTCTCTCATGAACGCAGGGCATATCTTTGTTATTGGTTCATGTAATCTAATACACTGTCCTATTAGTATAGTCCATCCCTCAGAGTGTGACAAGATTCTTTCTTTAGCATCATGCGTGACGTTTTCTGCAGTCACAATGTAATCTCTGCCTGCAGAAATTCTTACGTCACTCTCTCCATGCACATTTACACCTACTCCATCATCTGCATATGAATGAAGGTCTATACGCTCTGCTTTTACAGTAAATGTTCTTTTACAAACAATGTTTATGTCACCCTCAGATGTTATGGTAAGTGGAGCGTTTGTACAAGACTGTACAATTTGAGAACCGTCTTTCTGATTTCGTTTACCATCTTTAGGATCAGCAGTTGCACTCGATTGTAATTCAAAACCACCGTCTCTGAAAAGTCTCAGATGATTATCTGATTTGCTCGCATATAGACCTATGTCTCTTGGTCGACTGGAGTCTTTTCCCTCTGCCCCCATGATTATGTGACCACTTTCATTGTGGTTTATAATAATAGGAGGTATTTTACTCTTGTCTTTTTTCGCTTTTGCCATTAATAAAATCTAGGACAACTGATTACAGTGATTATTTTAGCTTGAGGTACAATAGGATCAGTGTATGCCTCACGCTTGACAAATCTAGTTATAGGTATAACATCTGCACCAAATCCAGTCTCGCTTTGAATTGTAAAAGCAGGTATTTCTGATAAACCTTGATCAACTTTGCCATAACCACCGACTATTCTACCATCTTCAATCACTGGTGTTAGTGTTTGACCACTATCACTTACAATAAGATCACCCTCTTGATAACCTGCACCAGTCGAAACCACTTTTACACCATCAACCTCACCTATAACATCTACACCTTCAGTGTCTGCAATTTGTTCACCACCCAAATAATTTGAACCTCCATTAGATATGATGATGTTTATCACCTCACCATCTTCGACAATCGCTTCTGCAGTAGCACCTCTTCCAATATCACAATCATCAACAATTGATACAAAAGGAGGTTCAAGATATCCTACACCTGTGTCTTGCATTCTTACACCTATCACCTCTCCTATCTCGTTGACCACTGCATCAGCTGCTGCACCAATACCTCCACCACCAAATATCACCACTCTAGGTGGATAGCATTGTTTGGATGAAACATTACAACCATCTACCAAACCTGCTAGTGGTGATGAACCACTTGGAGATCCAGTGGTGTCGCCTATCTTTGCTTGATTTGGAAAAGATAAGTCTACAAGATCATCTAAAAGATTAGGTAGACCACTGCCATTGAGAGTATGAAATCTACTAAGGATATTATCTAATTTTAATAGATTTTTTGGATCAGGACCTGCATTCAATACAAAATCAAATGCATCGTCACACTTACCACCTGTACAATCAAATAATTTTTTCGCTGCACTTACACGTCCTAAAGCATCTGCCATCAAACCTGAAAAACTTGGCATCGCTTTACCTGTAAAAGCACTCAAAGCACCAAGAATAGGTGCTATTGCCGATTGAATTTTATCTGTTATACCTGCTATCAATCCCCCTAAGAATTGTTCAGCTGCACATAAGGGGATATTTACAACCTTACCAAACAATTCTTTCAAGAATTTTTTGATAAAATTTTGCAATCCCTTTAGGACATTTTCAATAGCACAATAAAAACCATCCTTGAGTTTTTTTGCCTTTATACTATCTGTAAGCCAAGTGGGTGATAAGAAATCTAATTTCTCGTTTATTTTTTTATTGATTTCATCAAACGCTTTATACCTTACTCCTCTTATCAACCCTGCCATGGCACCTGAAATTTCTCTTACCGCTTTATCCAACTCTTTATCAAAATCAATAATTTTACCTAAAACAGGATCAATAAATCCACCAGAGAAAGGTGTCAACTTTGAGAAAACTTCAAAAATTTCTTGCAGAGCTTTTGAGATATTACTCATTTTTTGCTTTGCATCTTCACACTCAGCAGATGAAAGTCTTACTTTTTTAATAACATTATCATTTTCTTTTAATTTTGTCTTTGTCTTTATCTTACTATTGTTTGGTACATACCCATCACTGTCAATGATTATACCAGAAGTCTTAGGTTTTTCATCATTTATTAGCGAGTTACCATCAGCATTATTCAATAAATGATCAAATGATAGTGCACCAAAACCAGTGGTTCCTTTCTTCAGAGCTTCATTGTATGATACTATATCTTCAATATTATAATTTGCAAAAAATGCACCAATGACCACAGGTTGTTGTGCCTCTTCTCCATCAAGAAAGAAACCAACCACCATCTCACCACCTTGTAATGCGAATGAGGTACCTGTGTTATTATTACCTGCACCAAATTGAGGTGCAACTAAAAAGTGTGCCCAAGGCAAATTTTCATCCGAGATACCTCCCTCTTTTTCATTTTGATGAGGGTGATATCCTAGAATCCTTATCTTTGCTCTGAAACCATTATTAAAGGATTGATTGTCTTCAGTTCTCCATGCCTTATCAGGTGCAACCTGTGCAATAAACCACTGAAAACCATCCTTACCAAGGAATTCTGTGTTTGAGTGTCTTGTCTCAAGCATTAGTCATCGTACATTAAGCACTCAGGTTCGTCGGGGTGCATATCACAAAATAATTCTAAAGCATTTGGATCGTGATGATCACCTGCTTCTATCTCATCATGATGATGATCGACGTACTCTTCAAGTTCGTGTAACTCATCAAGAGTATGTCTCCTCATGGGTTCTGAGGTTTTTGGATCAGCAAGAAGTTCTTTGTCATGCTGAATGTGGTCTTCGATTGTTTTCATGTTACTCGTGTGTGGTAAATGAATCTCTAACGAGAGTAAGTCCAGTAAAGTCACCATCCGTGTTACCCAATTCATGAGATAATCTGGCAATCATATAATTGCCACTCTCAGGTGAGTTTTTAGGAATACTCCTATCAGTATTTATGTTAGGAAATCTGATCTTGAGCATCATCCCTGCCCTCAATGAAAGATTCATAGGAATTGTAATATCAAGCATTTGTGAGAATAAAGCAGAGTATCTTGCTGATGCTTGTGCCTGTGTTCGTGCTTGATCCTGTGGTGTTGCTAAATCTTTACCCTCTGGAGGTATGGTAGTAGTACCTTGATCAATAGTTCCCAAAATGATTCTAGAATAAAAATCTCTATAATCTTTAGGTGTTACATCCTCATCATTTGCTTTCTCTACACTTTTATTATACTTAAAATTGTGAAACTCTACCTTTCGTGTAATAACATCGTAATACCAATTAGCTGTGCTATATGAACCTGCTCTCAATTTCTTGACAATATCATGACTCTCCTTGAAATTTGGTTCGCTTGCCACAAAAAAATTATTTTTTGGGTCAACGTGCACCTTGACAGGTGTCATTACATATTCATCTTCAATTGGTTCACCTGCAAATAACTTATCAATGCTTTTGAATTGATATCCATCTAAAGTCTCGTAGAATAAAAATCCAGCAGTTCCAGAATTTGCACCACCTTTTGAGAATGTAGTAGGTATTGATTTTTTACACAGATCTGCTATACACTTGAATGGTCTTCTATAATTTCCAAAAAACTCACTCTCATTAGCGGTCTCATCAACGTTGACCTTTGCACCAATTAATTTTACTAAATCCTTGACTGAATTTGAAATAGACCCTTTATATTTTTTTATAACTCTTGTCGTCTCATTTGACAACGCTGTCTTTGTTTCACAGGTTAGCATATAAATTTCTCTTTTTTGATCAATGGTATGACCTATTATGTTAGATATGACTAATTCAAGTGTCACCTCTTCTTGTTGACTGGGGTGTGCATATTTTAGTCTGACTGCTGATCCACTCCTTATAGGTAATTTATTAATTATTCCTAAAGCGTCTAACACACTGATCTCAACGTGTAACGATGGGTCTATTACGTCTTCATAGTACTTGATGTAACTTAATTGTAGACCAACATCAACATAGTCTCCACCTCTATCATCAGGAAACACTTTGAATTCCTTGATGACATGACCTTTAGTCCATAACACATTTTTATTCATGTCGTAAATGCAACAGAGGTGAACTCAGCGTATTTATTTAAAGATGTGAAACTATTTTCCGTGTTCCCAATGATGGCAATATTATTATTTCCTTCCATGACATTTATTTGGTCTGATGGTTCTTGATTATTGAAAATAAAAACATTACCAATGGGTGCTAGAGCAAGATTAGTGCTATCTGGTTTTTGTAAATCATTATCTACTTTCAATCTATTAATAGGATCAAATGGTTTTCTTTTGAATGGAATACCTTTTTGTAAAAATTCTATAAGATCATCCATAGCTTGAAAATCTTTTCCCTTGAGAGTGCCAGCAGCTTTTTCTATTCTTTCTATTATCCCACTTGAGTCTGTTGGCACCTTTCCTGAAAATATATCTAATTTTTTGATCAATTCGTTTAAATTTTTCTGTATAAGTTGTCCTGTCTTAGTAAAATTTTTCGGGTTAGTAAAGAAATCAATTATTGCTTCATCGTATTGATCAATCCTTTTCAACGTTTCTTTCTTTGCCGATTCTATTGCATTTTTAGCCAAATCATACGTTGCTTTTGATATTTTTTTTCTCTGAAACAATATATTAAGATCAGTTATGTCTGTAGCAGTCCTATCATTCACAATATTTCGTAACTTATTTGGATCAATAAATCCTGATTCTTTATAAAAATTTCTCATTGCACTTGCACTCTTTCTTATACTTACTGTTATTTCTCTTTCTATTTTTTTATTTGGGTTTACTCTTCTTCTTGCAAAAAATCTACCATCCTCAGGATTTATTTTTCTATTAGTTTTATTAATTACTTTTAGTTCTTTTTGCAGTATTCTTAATTGTTTTTCAAGTGGTAATTTTTGAAATGATGCTGGTTTTTTTCTTACCAACATAAGTATTCGTTGATAAGTTTTTACATCAATCTTACCTTTCCTGAGTTGGAATGCTAAAAATGCTAAAAGAGCTGTTGCAAGAAGCACTCTACCTGTAGTTTTGACAACAGGTCTTTGGAAAAATGGTATTGCTGGAGATGGTAGTTTAGGTTTAGGTCTTCGTAAACCCTTTTTTTCTTCTGGTTCATCATCATCACGTCGTAAGACTAATGCAGGTGATACATCTTCAAATTTATCTAAAACTTTATCAAAATCATCTAATGCATCAGAAAATAAAGTTTTTTGTGTCCTAAGAATCGTTCTCTGTTCCTCAAACCTCCTTCTCCTATTTGCACCTGTAAATAAATCTGCAATTCTTCCACCTGCAAGACTACCTATAATAGCACCACCTACACCTCCCACTGCTGTACCCAAAGGTCCTGCAATCGCTGTGCCAATCAATGCTCCTGTCTTTGCACCTGCAATTGAACCTGCTAGACCACCTGCTGCACCTACCCCTGCCTGTACATTTGTTTGACCTTCTGCTTTTCTTCCTATAAAATCTAATCCAGTGCCCACAGCAGCAAGAGGTCTCGCCAATCTACCCAGTCTTCCCACCCTAGATAAACTAGATGTACCTCTTTGCATTCTTAGAAGTTGAGAAGGAGATCTTGGTGTTCTTCTTAATCCTCTTCTAAGTAGACCACCCCCACCACCAATACCAAGTAACCCAAGTGCACCGCCTAATAAACCTCCTCTTTGTGAGTCTTTATCTCTTGACGCTATCGTTCTTAATGTACGACCTCTTTCTTCTACGATTTTTCTTTTAAGGTCAAGGGATTTTTTCTCAAGAGATCTCTCTAATGTTATTGAGTTACTTAAGTTACGAGTTAGAAATAAAGATGCTCTCGTGACTTCGCCACCAAGTTTGCTTAATTTTCTTTCTATCATACGAAGGCACCCCACGTTCTAAGAGCAGAGGCAGACTCAAATTTAGGTATACTAGCAAATTTCGTTCCTACACTAACAAACACAGGATTAGGTGTTCTCCCACCTAAAACAGGTGTGGTTTGATTATCACCTGAAGATACATTTATTATTTGATTTCCTCCCTCATTCCCACTAACATTTTGTGTACGACCCTCTATCATATCAATGCTTAAATTTGCTAAGAGAGATGAATTTGGTTCTATTTTACTTTCTAAATTTACTGCAACATTAGGATTCAAGTTGGTATCACTTGGATTTACTGAAATATCAATATCTCCTTTTTGCCCTAACATCTTCCGAATACGTGTATTCAAAAATAATCCAAATTTTTGCATAGGACCTAATTCGTCTTTTGGTACAACTTTACCTGTTCGCAAGTTGATAGCAAAATTGTTTGGATCGAGACCAAGATCTCTTAGACCTTGTGCATTAGTAAAAGCAGGGATGTTTATCTCATTACCTTCTCCATCAACAACAGTGGTTGTTCCTTCATTGCCTGGTGGCATTACAACTTCATTATTATCATCTTTTTTATTATCATTTTGATCATCCTTCTTATCACTAGGGTCTAATATAATTTCCTCATCTATAGTATCTTTACCCTTTCTTCTTCTTTCTAAAGAAATATTAGATAAAATACTATCAAAACGTGTCAATATACCTCGGAATCTATCTACATCTGGTTTGTTTATTATCTCTCTACCACGTATGACTCTGGTAGCATCAAGTTGCCTTCTCCTGTCTGCATTTTGATTAGAACTTATAAGACCAGGTAATATGAATGACGCAGCAAGTGCAGCAGTAATAAGAAGGGGATTCTTAAGTCTTGAGGCACCTGCAACTCTGGTACCAATAGTGCCTGCACCAGCACCTCTGCCTAAGAGACCACTTTTTACAAGTCTTGTTGTAACTACTGTAGATATAACACCAAGAATCTCAGGTGTAAGTAAAGCAGCAGCACCTCCTATACCTGCAGCACCCTCTCCAAAATTTCCTTGCCCTAATTGGGACAGACCATATAAACCTAATACAGTTGCTCCCACCTTTCTACCAAATCCCATA